AACGTATAAAATGGCAGCAATTATAACTGACCAAATTAGAATATTGAATGCGAAGAACTTTGTGGCAGGTGTTACAAGTTCTTCAAATTCTTATTATTCTTTTATTGGACTACCAAATTCAACTGATATTCAATCTGATTGGGATGTAAACCCACCTTCACCAAAAGATAATTTTGATGAAGAAAATAATTGTTGGGATACAATGATTGCTTTGAAGAAGATAAACTCAAGTGATATAAGACAGGTTGTTCAAAAAAGAGTATGGTCATCTGGAACAACTTATGACATGTATCGTCATGATTATAGCAGATCAAACACTGCTAAGGTCTCTGGAGCGACTAATTTATATTCTTCATATTATTATGTTTTAAACAGTGATTATAAAGTTTATATTTGCCTCCAAAATGGAACAAATCCAGAAAATCTAAATGGAAGACCTTCTTTAGATGAACCAACATTTACAGATTTAGAACCAAGGTCTGCTGGATCCAGTGGTGATGGATATATTTGGAAATATCTTTATACAGTTAAACCAAGTGATATTGTAAAATTTGAATCAACAGATTTTATGCCAGTTCCTTTGGATTGGGAAACTGGCTCTGACAATGCTTCAGTTAGAGATAATTCTGTTGATGGGTCAATCAAAATTGTTACTATTACAAATAGAGGAGTTGGATTAGGAACTGCAAACAGAACGTATACAAGGGTGCCAATAAAAGGTGATGGCACAGGTGCAGAGTGTACAATCGTAATCAATAATGATAGGGAAGTAGATTCGGTTACAATTTCGAGTCAAGGATCTGGATATACTTACGGAAATGTTGATTTGGTTTCTGGTGGTGTTCCAACTGGATCAACTATACCAACATTTAATATTATTATTTCTCCACAAGGGGGTCATGGATATGACATTTATAGAGAACTTGGTGCATACAATGTTTTACTCTATTCAAGAATAGAAAATGACGTAGAAAATCCTGATTTTATTACAGGAAATCAAATTGCTAGAGTTGGTATTGTAAAAAATGCCCAAGCATTTGGAGGATCTTTATTGGGGTTAGATAAAGCAAGTGCTCTTTCTGCAATTAGATTGGTAGGAGTGGGTTATAGTTCTGCAACGTTTATAGCAGATTCCTATATTACACAAACAGTAGGAACTGCTATAACTGCAGTTGGTAGAGTTGTTAATTATGATCAAAATACTGGTATATTAAAATATTGGCAAGATAGAACTTTTGCAGGGTTTACTACAGCAGGTATTGGTATCACAAATCCAACTTATGGATTTGATCTAACAAAATTTACAAGTTCTCCATTGTCAGGTGGTAGTGTGGTTATTTCTGGTGGAAGTATCGCTTTGTCAATTAGCACTTCATTTACTGGCGTATCAACGGTAATAAATAATAGGACCTACTATTTTGGTCAATCATTTACAAACGGCATTTCTTTGCCTGAAGTTAAAAAATATAGTGGTAGCATCATCTACATTGATAATAGACCATCAATTACTAGATCATCAAATCAAAAAGAAGATATCAAAGTCATTTTGCAGTTCTAACGAATTATGTCTCAGCAAACTAATCTTAATGTAGCACCATATTTTGATGATTTTGATGCAAATAATGACTATTATAAAGTATTATTTAAACCGGGATATCCTGTGCAGGCAAGAGAGTTAACAACTCTTCAATCAATATTACAAAACCAAATTGAAAAATTTGGACAGCACTTTTTTAAAGAAGGTGCTAAAGTTATTCCTGGAAATACTGCTTACAATTCTTTTTACTATGCTGTAGAATTAAACAATACTTATCTGGGAGTACCGGTATCTGTATATGCAGATCAACTCATAGGAGCAAAAATTACAGGACAAACTTCCGGAGTTACTGCAGTAGTTGAAAAAATATTATCGTCAAATGAATCGGAAAGAGGAAATATAACCTTATATTTAAGTTACATTGGTTCTAGCACTCAAAATAATTCAACAAAAGAATTTTTTGATGGAGAATCATTATCATCAAACACAACTATTACCTCAGGTCTTTTAGGAAATACAACTATTTCTGTAGGAACTCCATTTGCAATTACAGTTGCCAATAATGCAACTTCAACTGGATCAGCGTTCTCGATTACAGAAGGTGTTTACTTTATTCGCGGTCAGTTTGTAAACGTAATCCCCGAAACATTAATTCTTGATCAATATACAAATAAACCAAATTATAGGATAGGATTATTTGTCAATGAAGAAATCGTTAATGCAGATGCTGATGAAGCGTTGAATGATAATTCTCAAGGATTTAATAATTATTCTGCACCTGGTGCAGATAGATTAAAAATATCAGTTTCTCTCTTTAAAAAAAGTTTAAATGATTTTAATGATAATAATTTTGTAGAGTTAGCCACTATTAAAGATGGTGTTCTTAGAACATTAAAACAAACTACAGATTATAATATTATTCAAGATGAATTGGCAAGAAGAACATATTCAGAATCTGGTGATTATTATGTATCTCCTTTTGACGTTTCAGTAAAAGAATCTTTAAATGATGGGTTAGGAAATCAGGGTATCTTTAATGTAGGACAATTTACTTATGCGGGTTCTATTCCTTCAAGTGAGTTAGCAATATATCAAATTTCTCCAGGAAAAGCATTTGTAAAAGGATACGAAATTGAAACGATTTCTCCAACATTTTTAGATTTACCAAAACCAAGAACAACAAAAACGTTAGAAAATCAATCCATAAACTATAACACTGGACCCACTCTAAAATTAAATAGAGTTTATGGATCACCGACAATCGGAATCGGAAATACTTATGTTTTGAGTTTAAGAGATCAAAGAGTAGGATCTTCTCAAACAACTGCGCCAGGAAAAGAAATTGGTGTTGCAAGAGTTTATGATTTTAGATTAGAATCTGGATCTTATAGCACATCCAATACAAATATCAATCAATGGAATATTTCTCTTTATGATGTTCAAACCACAACTGAAGTAACTGTAAACGAAGAAATTACACTTACAATTCCAACTTTTGTAAAGGGAAGTGCTAGTGGAGCAACTGGATTTTTAAAGGATGCAGTTTCAAATTCAAAATCTTTAGTATTATATGAAACCAATGGCAATTTTGTACCCAATGAATCTTTAACATTTAATGGAATTTTAAATAGTAGAGTTTCTACTGCAATAACATCATATGGAATTTCTGACGTTAAATCGGTTTATGGTATTGTGGGTTCTGCATCCACATTTACTGCTGATACAATTCAATCAACTGGATATACTATTGGAATATCTGGTATTAGTACTTATTCTGGTGGCATTAGTACAATAACAAGTTCAAATTTCCAATTTCCAGGAACCATTATTAAACCAGGAAACTTAGTTCAATACACTGACTCTACCCTACCAAATAAAGTATATGCAAGAGTAGTTAGTGTTGGTTCAACCATAGTTACGATTACCAATGTACAATCAGTAACTGGAGTAGCAAGCAGTATATTACCATCCACTTCATTATCAGTAACAGATCTCCAGATTCTAACAACAGATTTGGAAGTTTCTGCCGATAATACACTGTATACAAAATTACCAAAGAATAATATTTCTTCTGTAGATTTAACTGATGCTTCTCTTACAATAAGAAAATCATTTACTGTTAACATTTCTGGAAATCAATTATCAACTCCAGTAAGTGCAGGAACTAATGAAACATTTTTACCTTTTGATGAAGAAAGATATTCATTAATTAGATCTGACGGCACAACAGAAGTATTAACTTCAGATAAATTTGCATTTATAAGCGGATCAACCCAATTACAAATTTATAATTTAGGTTCAAATAATACGGGAGCAACTTTAGTTGTAACTTTAACAAAATCCAAACCAAAAGCAAAAATAAAAAGAAAAAATAGAGTTAATTCAATTATAATTGACAAATCAATTTATTCATATTCAGGAACAGGAACTACAACTGTTAATGATGGATTAGCATATGGCAATTATCCATATGGAACAAGAGTTCAGGATGAAAAAATATCACTAAATGTTGCAGATATTATTAATATTCACGGAATTTATGAGTCCTTAGATACATCCAACCCTTCAGCACCAACAATAGTATTGTCTTCTATTAGTGGACCATCAACAAAGACATCAGATTTGATAGTAGGTGAAAAATTTGTAGGACAAACTAGTGGCACAATTGGAATATGTGCGGAAAGACTTACAGATTCACAAATTTCATTTATTTTGAAGAATCAAAATGGATTTAAAGAAGGAGAAACTATTGTATTTGAAGAATCTAATATCAGTGCAGTTATTACTACGTTAAATTCGCCAAGTTCTAATGTTTCTTCCAACTTTACCTTTGGAAGTGGCCAGAAGGGAACATTTTATGATTATGGGTATATTACAAGAAAATCAAAAATTGAAGAACCTTCAAGAAAATTAAAAGTATATTTTACTAATGGTTATTACGAATCTTCGGATGATGGAGATATTACAACTACAAACTCGTATAGTACATTTGATTATTCAAAAGAAATTCAATCAATTGATTTAGCAAGAAATACTGATATTATTGATATCAGACCAAAAGTTTCTGATTACACTGCAACAATTGGAGCAAGATCTCCATTAGAATTTTATGGAAGAACATTTAATTCTTCTGGAAATTCTGCTGCAAATATTCTTGCATCGGATGAATCAATTGTAACATCATTTTCCTTTTACCTTGGAAGAATTGATAGGATATATCTTTCAAAAGATGGGAGATTTCAAATTAAGTTTGGAACGCCAGCAGAAAAACTCACTCGTCCAGATGTTATAGACGATTCTTTAGAAGTTGCTGCCATAACACTTCCTCCATATCTTTATAATGCATCTCAGGCTTCGATTGAATTCTTGCAGCATAAGAGATTTACGATGGCGGACATTAAAAAAATTGAAGATCGTGTCAAATCTCTAGAATATTATACAACACTTTCTCTCTTAGAAAGTAATACTTCAAATTTATTTGTTTCTGATGCTCAAGGTCTGAATAGATTTAAATCTGGATTTTTTGTTGATAATTTTTCAACTTATTTGCCACAAGAAAATTCGGTAGAATTTAAAAATAGTATAGACCTTAAAAATAATGAATTAAGAGCAAGACATTATACTAATTCTATTGATTTAATACCTGGGCCCGTAACTAATGTAGATCCAACTGAAGATTTGGCATTTTCTCCAGTTGAAGGTAATAATATTAGAAAAACTGGCGATATTATTACTTTAGATTATGCTGAAGTTGAATGGTTAAAACAAACTTTTGCAACAAGAAGAGAAAGTGTTACGCCTTTCTTAATTAGTTTTTGGCAAGGATCTTTGGAATTAACTCCAGCATCAGACACTTGGGTAGATACTGTCAGATTGGATGCAAAAATTATCAATGTTGAGGGCAATTTTGATTCTACAATGCAACTTGCAGTTAGGCAGTTTAATGTAGACCCACAAACTGGATTTGCGCCTACCGTATGGAATGCATGGGAGACTGTATGGACTGGATCGAGCACAAGTTCAAGTACAAGCTCATGGACCGAAACATCTAGTTCGAGTAATACATGGAATGCTGGTGGTTGGATAAATGGC